CATTAGAGTTGGAAGGCAACACTATTGAATACTCAACAGACGGAGATTTTATAACTTTAAAAATAACGGATGCAGATGGAAACACGACTGAAATTACTTTGCCTATTGGGGATTTTTCTTTCTAGTTGCACCAACTGGTCCATATTAGATAACTACATTCCACCAGTTAGCCTAACCAAACAGGCAGAAGTTGGAACCTTAATTAACAAAGAACTAGCAAACATTGGTAAGCCTTTTATTAAGCCTACTATAGCTGTATACCCCACAAGCTTTACAGATCAAACAGGACAGCGTAGAAGCAACAGTAGTTACGCATCTTTCTCCACAGCCATAACCCAAGCACCTCATGCCTATCTTATTCGTGCATTGAAGCACGCAAGTGATGGAGAGTTTTTTGATGTGGTGGAAAGGGTTGGACTGGATAACCTAACCAAAGAAAGACAGCTAATCAGATCAACAAGAAAAGATTTTAAAGAAAGCAAAGACTTATTGCCCCTTACATTTGCAGGTTTGTTAATGGAAGGTGGTGTGATAGGATATGAGAGCAACATAAAGTCAGGTGGCTTAGGTGCTAGATATTTGGGCATAGGCTCAACCAAAGAGTACAGACAGGACATTGTTACCGTCTCTTTGCGTACCGTTTCTGTAAGTACAGGAAAAGTATTGACTGAAGTGTTGACCACAAAATCAATTCTTAGCGTAGCTATAAGTCAAGATGCTTTTCGTTTTGTTTCCAATGACACAGAGTTAGTGGAGATAGAAAATGGCATGGTTGAAAATGAATCTGTGAATATTGCACTTCAAAACGCAATAGAAACGGCAGTCTTAGAAACCATACAATTAGGTTTAAAGAAAAATTTATGGAGCATAATAAATGAAGAAATACTTAATGCTATTCGTGGTTAGTTTTTTGTATGCAGATAATGAGGTTTATGTAGATCAAGTAGGCGCAACTTTTAACTTAGATATAGAACAACTCGGTTCATCAAACTTGATCGGTGGTGCTAATGCTGTATCAGGAACTATGACCGCACTTGATCTTGATGGTACTACAATGACTTTAGACATCAATCAAATTGGTGATAGTAATAAATTTCTAGGTGATATAACTGCTGATACCTTTACAGGTTTTTTTGAGTTTGACGGTGATAGCAATACATTCAACATACAAACTGACCCTACAAATACTTATGGTGCTGACAGTGGTAACTTTAATGTAGATGTTACTGGTAGCAGTAATACTTTTACTTTAGATGTTGCAAACAATGATCTAGCAAGCACGCTTGACCTTGACTGGATTATCCAAGGCGACAGCAATACTTTTGATTTTGATATAGACTATGATTTGGCAACAAATTATGTAGATGTAGATGGAGATTCAAACACAATTAATTTTGACGCAGATGGATATTCAGGTGGATATTTCTATCTTGATCACACAGGTAATTCTCGCACATTCAACATAGATCAACAGAGTACATTAGCAAGTGATTGGTTACAGATCAATTCAAATGGCAGCAGTGGTACTGTTTGTGTCATTCAAAGTGATGGCGGTACAGTTACAAGTTGTTAATATTGGTGATGTATCAGAACTAACAGGCAACGCACAAGTATTAAGGGACAAGCCTTATAAAGCTGAGTTAGACTTCAACATTCAGCAAAATGATAATGTTGAAACCACCAATGGTCGCATAGCAATAAAGTTTCTTGACGACTCAACAGTCAAGCTTACGGAACACTCTCAACTCACCATAGATGAGTACATCTTTGACCCCAACCCATCTAATTCTAAGCTTGCTCTAAACTTTGCAAGTGGAACTGCTAGGTTCATTACAGGACAACTAGGCAGGATAGACAAAGAAAATATAACTATCCAAACGCCTACTGCAAATATAGCCATTCGTGGAACAGACTTTACTGCTACTGTAGATGAGTTAGGTCGCAGTCTAATAATTTTATTGCCTGATGCAGACGGCATATCTAGTGGTGAAATTATGGTTACTACTGCTATGGGTACTGTATTGTTGAATAAGCCTTATGAAGCAACCACGACCACAGTATTTGAAAGTTCACCAAGCAAGCCAGTCATCTTAGATTTAACTTTAGACCTAATAGACAATATGCTTATTGTTAAACCACCACAAGAAGATGTACTGCAAAAGGAAGAAAGCACCATATCTTCTGACAATGTTTTGGATGTAGACTTTTTAGAGTTTGATGGTCTTGATGCTGACTACTTTGCAAAGGATGAACTAGAGTTCACTGAGCTTGATATCAACTTTCTTGATGTAAATTTCTTTGAGGACTTACTAAAGATTATAGATGAGCTTGATAAACTGAATGAAGATGACCTTAATCAAGAGCAAACCATAACAAGGATTACTGGTACAAAAGTAGGACAAGATACTGCAACACAAATTATAACTTTGGTACAAGGTGAAGTTATTTCCCTGCGTAGACAAGTTGAACAATCCGCACAGGTTGATCTAAACTCTAGTCAAGGGTACACAGTTATATTTATACAGAACGGTGTTTCAAATACTGTTAAAATTAATGGTGGTGGCGATTCAGTGATAAAGATAGTGCAAGGCTCATGAAAAAAACACTTATATTCATAGCGGTTATATTTGGCTTGTCATTACCAATGGTATATCAGACAACGCCATACCAAACTTTAAAGCTTAAAACATTTGATGCTTTAATCCACAAGCAAGAACCCACAGGATTTTTTACAATACTTAACATAAATGAAGAAGATGTTATCAAAGAAGGTGGTTATCCTTTTCCAAGATCAAGACTTGCAGAAATACAAAAAAAACTTTATGGCAATGGTGCTATCGGTGTTGGTTGGGTAATAGCTTTTACTGAAAAAGATAGGTTTGGTGGAGATGCAGATTTTGCTATGTCTATGCGTATGACCTTCCCCACAGTATTGGCTATGTTTAATAATGAAAGCAATGATTATCCACCAACTACAGGAACGGTTATTTTAGGGGAAAACATACAAGGCATAAAAGCTAATGGGGTAAGACAAAATATACCTATGTTTCAAACATCAGCATCACAAGGGGTAGCTTCTGCACCTACTGAAGTTGATAATTTAGTACGACAAATACCTTTGCTTATGCAAACACCTGACGGATGGGTGGCTTCTTTTGGAACTGAGGTGCTAAAAGCATTAGCGCAGCAAAAGACTTACATTATAAAAGGCAGTGAAAACGGCATAGAAGAAATATCTGTTAGGGGAATACCCCCTACAAAATTAGATAAGTTCGGCAGACAATGGATTAGTTGGGTAGATACGCCACAAACAACACTGCAAGAAATGGATGTTGAAGGCAAGTTTGTTTTTGTTGGTGTGACTGCTAAAGGTGTTATGCCACAGATAGCAACACCAGTTGGTCTTTTAGAGCCACATAAAATACAAGCTGCACTATCGGAATCAATATTGCTTGATAGCAGTTCTTATGTACCAAACTGGAATTTAACAGGAGAATTAGGTATTTTTTTGGTTTTAGGCGCACTGACATGGCTTCTATTGAACGCTTTGGGTATAACATGGGGTTTAGTATTAACCAGTTTATTGCATTTATCTGTAGCTTATGGTGGTTACTGGATAATAAATAAGGGTATTTTGCTTGATGTTACATGGTCTTTAATCTCAGGATTTATTATTGCATCAACCGCTTTCTATTTAAGGTTTAGAGAGCAATACAAACTTAGACAACAAATCAAGAAACAATTTGAACATTACCTAGACCCAAGACAGGTCAAACAATTGCAAAAGAATCCTGATCTTTTGAAACTCGGTGGAGAGAAAAGAACCTGCACATTTTTGTTTACTGATCTAAGAGGTTTTACCGCATTGTCTGAATCTGTAACGCCTGAAAAAGTTACTTACATTATGAATAAAGTTTTGACAGCACAACAAATAGCCGTTCAAAAACATGGGGGCATGGTTGATAAGTATATAGGGGATGCAATGATGGCAATATTCAACGCTCCTTTGGACTTAAAAAATCACAGCATGGTTGCTGTAGCTTGTGCATTAGACATACTGCAAAATATCAAAGACCTTAATGAAGAATTAATATCAGAGGGTTTGCCAAGTATTGCTATTGGTATAGGTATTAATAGTGGCGAAGCCATCATAGGCAACATGGGAAGTGAAAATAGATTTGATTACACAGCTATAGGTGATGCTGTGAACACAGCAGCTAGATTGGAAAGTGCTACAAAAGAAAGAGAAGTTGATTTGCTTATAGGGGAGCAAACAGAAGTTTACTGTGGTTTTTATTTAGAGCCTTTAGAACCTATAATGGTTAAAGGTAAAGCAAAACCATTAAATATATTTACATGGAAATAAAAAAATTCATTCGTTGGTTTATAAGTTTATTTCAACAACGCTATCAAGTAAGAGTCTCTTTTAACAAAGAATATGGTGATGCAGACGACAAGGTTTATGTATGCAAAAAAATTCTTGTGCAAAAAGAAAACCATCTTAAATTTCGCAATTTAGACAATAAAGTTATAGAGTATAGAAGTGCAGGTGGACTAAATTACATTATTGAGGATATGTAATGCAACAGATTCTAGTTGGAATTATTATTATGCTAGGTTTAGCTACTTACTATTTCTATAGTCAAAATCAAATACTTACAGCCAACAATGCAGCGTTAGAGGGCGCAGTTGCAACACAAGAAGAAGCCATAGCATCCATACAAGCTGACTTTGAATTGCAAACACAACAACTGCAAGACCTGACAGTCAAAAGCCAAGCTGCACAAAAAGAATTGAATAGATATACACAGTTTATACAAAACTACGAGTTAGCATCTAAGATACTTGCTGACCCAGTAGAAATGGAGAGGAAAATAAATAATGGTACAAAGCATATCATGGAAAACATTGAGCAAATCAGCAGTGATGTTGACGGTCTTGATGATGGCTTACAGTTGCAGCCTACTTCCGACTAGAGAAATACAGGTAAGCGCCAAACCTATTGAAAGAAAGATAGTTCAACCTGTCATGCCTAGAGAAATTGACCTAAGGGAATTGCAGTGGATGACTGTTACGCCTGATAACTGGGAAGATCAATTGGCAAGAATAGAGCAACAAGAAGGTGAGTTAGTGTTCCTTGCTATGACGATTCCTGACTATGAAGTCATGGCATACAATATGCAAGAGATCAAAAGATACATTACAGAACTAAAGGATGTAGTTGTTTACTACCGAAAAGTAACAACTGAAAACCTTTCAATAGAAGAATAAATCTGATAGCCTTAAATTTTCATATAGGAGAATAATATGGGAATGATAGGAGAATGGATAGGAATAATCACAGGAGTAGTATGTTTAGCATCTATTATCTGTGCATTAACTCCGACTCCGAAAGATGATGCAATGATCGGAAAGTTCTATAAATTTTTAGAACTTATGGCATTGAACATTGGAAAAGCTAAACAGTAAAAACCAAAGGTGCAGAAGCACCTATTTAATTTATGGCAAATACAGTTACACCATTCGTTTATAACGCAATCTTAGAAAGGGTCGTAGATGGCGACACCGTTGATGTTACTCTTGACTTGGGCTTCTCTGTCCATCTAAAAAAACAACGCTGCAGGTTGGCAGGCATAGATACGCCTGAGTCAAGAACTCGCAACCTAGAAGAAAAAGCATTAGGTTTAAAAGCAAAAGAAAGACTAAAAGAACTATGCGTGGGGTCATTTAAAATACAATCATTAGGAAAAGGTAAATATGGCAGAATACTTGCAATCCCTTATACGGAAGATGGTCAAGACATTTGTCAAATGCTTATCAAAGAAGGTCACGCAGTTGAATACTGGGGTGGAACTAAAAAAGCAAAAGTCAGAGATGACGGAACTTGGGGTGAATAATATGCATATATCAGATGAAGGAATTTCATTAGTTAAAAAGTTTGAAGGCTGTAAGTTAGAAGCATATCAATGTGCTGCAGGTGTTTGGACTATAGGCTATGGCTCAACGCATGGTGTACAGAAAGGAGATGTTTGGTCGCAAGAAAAAGCAGAAGTTATGCTTATTGACGAACTAGAAGAATACGGCAAGTATGTAGAAGAATTAGTAACTCTACCTCTCAATCAATGTCAATTTGATGCTCTTGCTTCATGGACATTTAACTTAGGACCAAGCAACTTGCAGAGCAGCACAATGCTTAAGGTTTTAAATTCAGGCGATTATGAGGGTGTTCCAAATCAAATAAAGAGATGGAATAAAGTTAGCGGTCAGGTAAATGATGGTTTGATTCGTAGACGAGAAGCAGAAGCATTGTTATTTGAGGGTAAGCATTGGGAACATATCTAGATGGCTCTAAGCAAGACACAGAACAAAAGGCTTGGGGTGATACTAAGTGTTATGTTCAAAGAAGAAACGCCACAGGAGCTACTACAGGATGTCATACGGCATGGTTTCGTAGAGAAAGTTGATAATACTTTTCAACTCACAGATAAAGGCATTGATGAAAAAAACCGACTTTGCACCCTTAGTGGACTTAATATCAAGTATTCAAGCGAAAAATAATCTAAATCCAGTCAGCACCTTCGTACCATCCAACAAGGCTGAATCTCTCGCCCTTAGTTACCTTAGTGACTCTGTGATAAAGAAAAGAAGGAAACACTAGGATTGTTCCTTTTTCTCTTAGCTTCTTTTGATCTAGTTTGCCTATATCTTTACTAAACTCAAAGTCTCCACCGACATAATCAATACTGTCTGATAGTTGAACTGTAATGCTTAACTTACGCTGTGAACTATTATCGTAGATGTTTGAATCCATGTGATAGTCATAGAAGTCACCCTTGCCATACTTAGCTATTTGAAACTCAAAGTATCTATTTAATTGCACACCAAAGCATTCACGATTTGCCATAGTTATATAAGGCTCAATAATTCTATTAAGATATATCCCATGTTTAGAATCAAAACTACAAGGCAGAACATTAGATGATCTTACGGACTTATCAATATTAGCTACATTTCCTACCTTT